AACAACAAATATTTTTCTGATGTTGACACCCCCCGCCAGGGGCGGTTACGGCTTTGCCGTTTTCTCCAGTTTCGTGTTATCTTTTGTATTTCTGAACGTAAGTGAAGAATACAAAAGATAACCAAACAAGTATTCACTTATGTTTTAACCCTAGGAGCATACCTTAGGTATGGACATAAGTTTTAAACCTAGGTGAAAAAACATAAGAGAGAAAACCCTTGTATGAAACTTTTGTTTAACTCCTAGGAGGGTAAACTATAGTATTTCTTATGTTTTAAACTTAGGTTTGATAGGGTATCACAAAAGTCTAATTTTGTCAAGGGATTTTCTTATGTATTTTTATGAATTTTAACCGTATGTTTTACACAGAATATACAACCATTGATTGAACGCCAAAATACCCAAGCCGTATTTGACTTGGGTTGATTTTGGTTATCAATATTCAGTTGTAGACCAAGGTGTTTACTTTTGTTAGAATGGGATGTCTTCGGAAGTGTCAAATGTATCACTCATGGCAGAACCATAAGAGCCAACATCTTCGGATGCAGAGCCACCGAAAGCACCACCAGCACCACCAGTCACAAGGTCAATGACTTGAATACCTTTGAGTTTGAGGGATACACCGTACATCATAGCCGTTTCGTATGGACGTACACCAATCCAAAGGGCAATCTTAGAGCCACTCCAGATAGCAGTCTTTTCATCCATTGGTTTTTTATCACCGTCAACCAAACGTACCACATTCTCATGTGTATTACCGTCTTTGTCGGTGAACTCAACTTGCGTAGATGCTTTCAATTGCCATCCGTAGTTTTTTTTCTTGGTCAATGTAAAAGTTGGACGGTCTGTTTCTTTACCGTTTTCTTCACGTTGTTTGCAAGTGTTGGAAGACTCCCAGATTTTAACCAACTTTTCTTTCAAGGCTTCTGCATCTGCATCATCCAAATGCATTGTCACCGTGTACTTGCGACCACCAGCGAAGTCATCAATAACTCCATTGATTTTCACAAATACAGATGTCCCCATAGGTGTCATTACATCAGTAATCTTGTCAAGTGGTTTTTCTTTTGCCATATTCTTTTGTTCCTTTTCTGTGGAAAAATACTCTTGCGGTAAAACTTTCCGCACTTGTATTATCGCACAAGTTGTGGTATACTGTCAATAGTGAATTTAAGAATTTTCATCGGAGGTAAAATATGGCGGATAACTTTATTCATACGCATCTGCACTCACAGTTTTCAAACTATGGGATGAAAGATGCAATCAGTTCTGTCGATGGTATCATCCAGCGTGTACACGAATTGGGGCAACGTGGTTTTGCATTGACTGACCACAATGGTTGTTCTGGATTGATTGACACATATGTGCATCTACAGAAATATAACAAGAAACATAACACAAATTTAAAACTGTTGATGGGGTCAGAGTTGTACTATACGTATGATGTGACCATCAAAGACAAATCGTATTCACACATATTATTTCTTGCGAAGAATCAAGTCGGTCTTGAAAATTTATTTAAGTTAACAACGGAAGCACATCGACATTATTATTACAAGTCAAGAATTGACCTTGATATAATCAAGCAGTACTCTAAAGGACTAATCTGTACGTCTGCTTGCATGGGTGGATGGCTAAAGGGTGACAATCGTGAGTATTTAATTCCACAGTTTAAAGACATCTTCGGTGACGACTTGTATTTTGAAATCCATACATATCAACATGAAGACCAAAAGCGTTTTAATGCAATGGTTGCAGAAATGGGTGCAAAATATGATGTGCCATTGATTGCTGCTTGTGATAGCCATTATGTGTATGAAGAAGATTACGCTTTACACAAGGCGTTCCGTGGTCGCTCACAAGATGATGATGAAGACCAATATTATGGTTCAAACGACTTCTTTATCCAATCTGAAGCACAAGTATATGACCGTCTGTATCCACAATTCGGTATTGATATGGTTGAAACAATGATTGAAAATACCAATGTTATTTTTGACAAATGTAACGCACAGGTTGATTTCAACCTTGATGTGTACCCTAAGTTTGTTAAAGATGGCGATGTAAAACCTGTGTTTCTTGATGCGTTAAGACAAGGGTATAAACAAAAGATTGTCGGCAAGGTAACACCAGAGTTTAAAAAACGTGTTGATGAGCGTGTTCTACACGAGATTGATATTTTGGAACAAGTTGGGTATATGGATTATCTGTTGATAACAAAAGATTTACTCGATGCGTGTCGCAAAAAGGACATTCCAATTGGTCATGGTCGTGGTTCAGTTGGTGGATGTGAGTGTGCATATTTACTTGATATTACATCTTTAGATGCCATCACGAATGACTTATATTTTGAACGGTTTGCAAACCCAAACCGTGTATCTGTTGGCGACATCGACAACGATTGTTCTAAGGTACGCAGAGGAGAAGTCATTCAATATCTCGAAGAAAAATACAAATATGTCTATCAATGTCGTACATTTTCATACATGAAAGCATCTGGAGCATTAAAAGAAGCTGCACGATGTTTAAACATAGACCATACCATCGCAGATGCCTACTCAAAGAAAATCAAGGATGTATCTTTTGACGATGATGAAGATTTTCATGATAACGACCTAGAGTATGCCAAACTTGACCATGTAAACGATGGTAAACACAAAGAACTATTCGACTTGGCAAAACAATTGGTTGGTATTATGACTGGCTTTGGGAAACACGCATCGGCATTCATTGTGTCAAACCAAGATATTACCAAGTACTGCTCACTAGAGATGCAAAAAGATTCCAAAACAAAAGAAGAAACATTTGTGGCATCTACAAATTTTAAACATTTAGAATCAATGGGTTTTCTAAAAGAGGATATTCTTGGTCTTAGAACCTTGGATGTAATCAATGATTGTGTAACGATGGCTGGTGTCAAAGATAGTCTTGACTTAGCAAAATTACCTTGGGATGATAAACCTACGTTGGACTTGCTATGTAAAGGTGATACACTTGGAGTATTCCAAATGAAATCACCGGGAATGATTAGAACTCTCAAAAGTATTGCACCAAAGAACTTTGTTGATTTAATTGCCGTAGTAGCACTATATAGACCAGCGTGTATTATCACAGGTATGTTAGATGAGTACATTGAACGCCGTAATGGTAAACCGTTTGAATACTTGGATGAACGATTAAAAGAGCCTTTGGGTGAAACATATGGTATCATGGTTTTCCAAGAACAAGTTATGCGTGTATGTCAACTTATCGCTGGGTATTCAATGGCGGAAGCCGATACGGTAAGACGTGCAGTTGGTAAAAAAGACTACGATTTAATGCAAGAGATTACGGCAGAATTTGTTGACCGTGCAGTTGCAAACGGTACGGATAGAGATGTGGCGAAACAAATCTTAGACATGATTATTGCAGCAGCAAGTTATGGATTTAATAAGGCTCATTCTCAATCATACGGCTATATGGCATACATTACGGCATACCTAAAGGCTCACTATCCGTTGGAATTTTATGTTGCAACCATCAACTCCGAAGATGGCAACCAAGAGAAAATACTTCCGTATATCCAAGAGATTAAACGCAAGGGCATCGAGATATTACCGCCAGATTTACGCCATAGTGACCGCCAGTGGTCAGTCGATGGTAATGCCATTCGTGTAGGTCTTGCGTACATCAAGGGTATCAACAAGATTGAGAAACCACAAGAATATACCATAGATGCAATCTTCAGTAAATACACTAAGTTGCAACTAGAGGGTCTAGTCGGTAGTGGTGCATTAGATTTCTTGGGTGAAACAAACGAACTGATGGCGTTAATACCGCAATACAAATCGTTTGATAATGACCGCAAGAACGCACAAAACAAGATTGACGAATGGAAAGCTAAGTTGCGTGACCATCAACAGTTGATGCAAACTGAATCACCAACGGCAACGCCAAAGCAATTGCAATCTATGGAAAAGAAATTGGCGAACATACAAAAGAAAATCCAAGAATGGACATCTAAGTATGATTCCATAACCCTCCTAGAATCGCCAGATTTGACCTCTAAGGTGCCTATCGCTTCGCTCAGGTATAAATACCTTGGGTGTTCTTTTGAGAACCCATTAATGGAATATAACACAGAATTGGCAAACGGTCGTGATGTCAAAGCGATTATCGTTTCTGATTTCAAACAAAGGACGACCAAGACTGGTAAACCGATGGCATACGTGTTTGACCATCTTGGTAACAAGTATGTTATGTGGTCTTCATACTTGGTTGAAATGAAGACTGGTGTTGGGTATTATATTCAAGTTCGTGGCGATTGTATCACCAAGATGAAACCATTGGAATTAAAGAAATAACCGTATAAACGCAAAAAATTGGGGATATACCAACTAAGGTATATCCCCATTTGTTTTATATCAGAGAATTTGTATACATCCGCTACTGTATACTGTAGAGATAATTAGACCACCATCCAATCATTTAACCGCAAGATATACAACGGTTGCACCCAATAACACATTAATGAGTTTGGCTCGTTGTTGATTCCGTTGTGCTTTCTTGATTATCTCTTTTTGCTGCGTTAAGTATATTTCGGCTTTCTCTAATGAGATTCTTTGCGTTTGCAGCGTCTGTTCTTGCTGCTTTAACAAGTTCCGTGCTTCGGTCAATTGCTTCCGTTGTTCTACGATTAGCGTTGATGCTTCCATCAATTGTTTGTTCGATTCGCTCGTTGATAACTTCGCTGCGTGTAACTGCATCTCCAATTCGTTGATTGTATTCAATTGATTGTCGATTGTAACTTCTAGCGTTGTCAAGTTCTCTTGTAGCGTTTCGTATTGGTGTTGTGTCAATGTTACTGTTGGTTCTTGTCCATAGGAATAACCCAATGGCAACAAGCATAAGAACCCCAATAGCAATACCAATCGAATACTTTGGATTTGACCGAATATATGTTTTAATTTGTTCATTCATTGTTTCTCCATTATGGTTTAACAATTGTTCCACGTTCGTATTCAATGTTCTCCAGTACGTTTACTTTGTTTTGTAACATGGAACGCTCATGTCGTGTCACTTGTAGTTCGACTTGTGTTCTATGTAATTCAATTTCGGTTTGTCGCAATTGTTGCTCGTGTGCGTGTATACCGCTAAACAATAGATATACACACACGAACAAACCAATTAAACATACCGCAAACACGGTACCAATCGTTTTCATTAATGGGGGTTTTGCAATTCTATAGTGCATCATATGTCAATCCCCCATTCGGTATGTGCGATATATCGTGCGTTACCACGAATGTTGTCACCACCAGACCACGGTTGTTCGTTCTCACGTAACACCCATAAATCCCATCGTTCGCACGTGGAATCTGGACCGTAAGTATTATTCGGATATGGCGTTGGGTCGTCATAGCACAAGTCCATACCGTCTTTGTTATCGGCTGCTTCCGCATGGGTCATTACGTGTTGAATGTCCAACGGAATACCGATTTGTACACATAGTAATGCCACTAGCCAGCTAAGGGCATAGATTTGTTGTTCAGTCGGTGGTTCTGTACCCATGTTTGACGGATTGATGGCATCGAAACAACCGTTTAATGTGATACCAATGGCACGACTGTTTCGCATATACGTGTGGTCACGATGTTCCGTAAACAAGTCAACATCGGTATACATAGTACCGTCTTTGTCGATACAGATGTGGTATTTGTCGGTATGACTTTGGTTGTAATGACCAGCAGACCAATGCAAGTAGATATGGTCGATATAACCTCTTGCACTGATTGACATTGACATCAACTCGTCTTTTTCTATGGTTCTCATTTTGTATCTCCTGTGTTGTTAACATTAGAATTAAATTGGGAGTGTGCTTTGGTATCTAATTCATCGGATTCTCCATTGCCATCTGAATCAATTAAAGCAACGCCATAAGCAAGTACGCCAGCAACAGTCTGTGTTGAGAAGATTACGGATACGAACAATCGTAATTCCGATAATAGAGAAACCAGAATTGTTACGTTTAAACCAACGTGCATTGCATAGATTGCATACAACCAAACACCCAAGTACATAAATATTGGGATAAATGATGTTGTAATAACAAACTTTACAAACTGTAGTGATTTGATGTTAATATGGGCGGTTTTGACACGATTGTAATAACCCTTGATTGAATCAATAATATTATCCATCGGTATCACCGTCCTTTCAAGGATTCCTCAATGGACTCCATTCGAGAATCCAAGTGTCTAACATCTGATTCTATAGATGTCAAACGTATGGCTTGATTGTATCGGTCTACTCGACCTGTTTCTATATCTTTCAATATGGTTTCGACTACTTTAGTTAGATTGTCGATTGACACCTTTAATGGGTTAATGATTACAAACTTGAAGATAACCCCTATGATTGCCCCAACAGATGCCAAGATACCACATATGAGAGATACCATTGTTAGTATTTCCATTGATATCCTTTCTTACGGATTAAAATATGTTTATTATAAAGAATCTTGAGATTCAAGGATTGTGTTTGGAGCGAATCGGTAGATAATATTAAAGCCTGTAGGTTTAAAAATCATTACGTTTGATGTACCAATTTGTAATGCTTTACCAATATAAGGAGCAGAGTGTCTATTGCTTGTTTCTACAGAAGTAAATATTCTTTCTTCATCACGTGCATATCCTTGCTCTTTATAATAAGAGAAATCAATCTTAAGATTTACGCCATGTCCAATACCTTTTGAAATTTCATCAAGAGCGGATGCAGAAAAAGGTGACCACATTTGGCTAGTAAGTACATCGTCAATGATTAATGTGTCTATGTCGATAATTTTTGTTAACACATAATCTTTGATTGTTTTGATTTTATTCGCATCTAGTGTTGGTTGCAAACCAAGTTTATCACCTGTATGAACTAACTCAACAACGTTGTTATCATAAATTGAAACTCTAACTGGATTATCTGAACTTACACGAAGTTCTGTTGTTTCAACTAGAGAGCCTTTACTGAATATAGAACTTAAATTGCCAAAAGCAACGTTAATATCCGAGAGATGGTTGTCAATATATCCAAAGTATTGTGCCACATAGGAATCACCAGTATTAGAACTTGAAACAGTCACATCAGCGAGTCCAGTAGAGTCAAATTCAACGGTTTTATTGTCAATTTTTACTTTGAAATGAGGCTCGCCACTAAATGTTATATTTGGTGAGCCGACTAATAACGTGGACTGTAAAGCTATTGGTCGATAATCTGTGCGTGGCAATGGTTTTCCCCAGTTGCCAATAATGGCAGTAAACACGGAATCCACGGTATCATCTTCGCACCATACATTGTTTTGTAACAGGGTTTGTCGTGCCGCAGGTGCAGATGCAGATTTACCATCTTGACCCTTTAGTGTTAGCAACCATTCCTTTTCAGTACCCAAGAATCCATTGCGGACGGCAATACGGTATGCATCGTCACCATCTCTACCATCTGTACCATCTCTCCCGGGTTTTCCCTCAAAGTTTGGAATGTTGACGTTGACTTGAATTGGGTCAACAATAGACATTTTTTGAATTGCTTCTTCGTTTGGCATGATTGTATGCTCCTTTGGTTTAAAATTAATGCATGGAAATGTCGTGGATAATTTCGATTTCACCCATGACAAGTTTCCACGATTTAGAATCTTTTTGAATGAAAACATCGTACTTGCCCCTCTTGATTTGACGATTAAGTGTTAATGTGTCTTCATATGGAAACCATACGACTACGCTATGTGGATACACAGTACACGTTGCCTGTAGTAAAACATCGTCTTTCAAATCACGGATTTTACACACGGCAGTTGCATCGGTTAAATCAATTGATTCATCAACGGAATACAACCGATTCCAGTCTGCTCCAACGTGCATAACTTCGTCTTCAACACGAATCCAATCTTTCATTGGCATACCTCCTTTCTATATCGTTTCAGATGGTTCTATAGATGCTACCACTAGGGGTTGACCATTCGTGTCTTGTGGAACATCTGTTTTCTCGTTGACTTTAACGGTCAACCAACCAGTGATATGTTTGGTTGGGTCTGTTTCATTGTTTGAAACATACGCTTGATTTATGTTGACAATACCAATCGTGATATTGGCATCTCGGTAGAACGGATATTGCGGAGGTTGGATAATCATACCAACATTGGGAGAATTAAAAGAGTCACCAGATACTTGCACACTTAAGATTTCATACACAAAATCACTTGGGTTTTTACCACTTGGAACTGGGATAAAATCTCCATGTGCCACACGATAAATATTATCAGTAGATGTTTGTGTTTCTTCCATCTGTTTACGCAACTTCTTGATTTTATTGTTTAACGCAACGTATGGGTCAATGTTTGGTAAGTCTGGCACCACAGGAGTTGTATCCTGTGGAATGACAGTATCTGTTACACCAGAGGTTGATTGAACATTTGTTTGTTCCTTTGGTTTTGGTTCTCCGTCATTACCCTTGATGTATTGACCAGACATATACAATTGGTATGTTTCGTAAGATACGGTTTCGTCTGTTTCTGTGGTGGAAACATAAAAATTCATGGGGTCTTGCCCCATGAACGATACATTATAATACATTACAATTCCTCCGTAATAAATACTGCACCGTCAAATGGTTGTGTATTGGTTATTCTAATAGAACCACCATCGTCATTATACGGTCCAGCTGGGAAATGGATTTCTTTACCAACGGTAACATCTGGACATTCACCAATCGTAATCGTGTATTGGCTTGCCCCAGTTGGTACGTTGACATTATATGTGACTGCCTTGGATAAACCCATCTGCCATTCGATGTTCCACCACATATCACGTCCGTAATTAGATGGGTTGCCACCACCGCCACCAGTGAATGTAAACGATGGACAACCAACGAGTTCACCGAACACACCAAGGTTTTTTGTGTCGTCATTCACATCGCCACGTCCTTGGTAATTGCCATCTGGGAAACGTAAGAACTCTGTTGGATTACCGCTTAGATTACGTCTGTTAGTAAAGTTTGCGTTAAAGAATGACACATTGTTGCCAGCCAAGACATAACAAGGCATTGACAACCCATCGCCACCCCAAGTAGATACATTGTCTGTACCAACTTTAAAAGCATTAGCCATAAAATACAGACAACCTTTTTCATTGTACTTGGCATCTCCATGCACAGAATGGAACGATTGTTTATACGGTTGTTGGTTATTGAGTGATAGATTGGTTGCATAACCAGATGTCTTATAATCAATGCCGTTACCAACGATTCTCGTTTCGGAAGATTGTGGTCTTGTACCCCTAGATGCAACCGATGCACCAATCATGGTAATCTTAAATCGTTTGCCAGTCGGTGTAAACGTGTATGTTCCACGACCAGTAAACTTAGTTGTCTTATAGTTTGCGTGTGATGCAATAAAATAGTTTTCTTTTGGTACATTCACGGCAAACCATTGTACAGGCTCTGGAGAACGAATACCAAAGTATGTTCCCTCTGGGAGCGATGGTATATTCGCAATTTTAAACCAAGGGTTGCTTGGCGTGATGGCAAACGCTGGGATTGCACAAGAGATTACGTTTTGTCCTTTACGCAAGCGAATTGCGATGGTTTTTCGTGGTATCTTTTCATAGTCAATCATCCATTGTTTTATTTGTTGGAACTCATAATGACCGCTATATGTAGACCCATGACCGCTACCAGTAAAAACTGTTTTACCTTTGCCAGATGACATTGGTGATAACCACTTTTTGGAGTTCTCTGGTGGATTTCCCCATCCAGCACCCTCGACATTAGTGCTATCGTATTGTTTCCCTAGGGATGTCCAAACGTCAACACCGACTTCTGGTACCTCAACAGAAACATACGTATCGGCTTCACTATAGATGTAAACTCGGTTGGTCAATGTGCCTGTGGAATATCTTGACGGTGCAAAGTTATCAAGATTTGTTCTCCCCCAAGGTCTACCATTATAATACATATCACCGTTGCAATATTGAGTGATACGTGCGTGGATGTCAAAGCCTTTTTTAGACACATTGACTGCCTTGGTTTCCATTGTTCCTTGCAGATAGTTGTCAGCTGCACTCATGTTTTGACCCAAGTCCATCTTTTGGGGAACAACAAAGACCATTGGTTCTGAATCCCAATTTAAGTCGATATGGTCGCCATCGTTTGCAATCCCAAAGACCATTTGTTGTATAGCACTATAGGCAACACCTTTAGAGTCATACCACTTGATGCCATCTTTGGTTAATGCGGTAAATGAACCGTTTTCATTACTCATGCGAATACCGCTGGCATCAATGCGAACGCCACCGCCTTTGATTTGCATACCAGACTCTTGTAAGTCTAAGATAGAACTCATGAGTTTGTCAGTACTGATTGTACCAGCTTCGATATTCTTTGCCACAACACCTTTATCGAATACAGAATCAGATGTGACGTGCAACAACTTACCGTCAATTTGAGTACCACCGCTTGACTGATTAATTCGACTTAGAATTTCATCGCCAGATAAAGACTTGATAGAAGACTCAATCGTGCTTGCAAGTTGTGTTACCCTTGATTGTACTGCATTGTCAATATCTTTGATTTTGGCATCCAAAGCACTTGCCGTTTGTGTAATCGTGGATTCCATCTTGTGTTGTGCATCCGTGATTTGTTGTTTCATGACTTCGGCTGCTTTGGTGATTTCTAGTTTTGCACCACCGATTGAATTTTGGATTTGTTCTGTGACCGCATTTTGAATACGTGTGTTGATTGTATCAATGTTTGCTTGCATCTGTTCAACACTTTGGATTGCTGCGGTTGCACGATTGATTAAATCTTGATTGATATTTTGTTTAATCACCGCACTCTGACCATTAGAAAACGCACCAGTACCAAAGTAATCTTCATATGCATAAGACACATTGTAAACCGCTGGGTCGTCAACATATGTAAATACATTAGTATCTGTTCTAAAGTCTTTATCATTGACTCTAAAAACGGTTTTCAATATCGGTGGATTTGTCTTTAGTGTATCCTTTAGAACAACTTGGAACGCACCAGATTGCGATTTGATGTAATTTAATTGAGGAACATTTAATTCTGGAAAATCATATGTTACAAAATTCGATGGACCAGCGACATTATCAATGTTGACACCACGGACATAAATCTTGCCTATGCGTGTGGTTAATGTAATCGGTGCTTCATTGTCAACTGATACGACTGCTCCATTATTAAAGAATCCTGTTGTGGAAATCTCATAATGGTCTATATCGGTATTCTTGATTATATCCCATGTGATTCGTGCTTCGTCTGTTACCTTAAGTCGTAAATTCTGTGGCATCTCTGGTGTGCCAAACTTAGAGATAACGGTATACGATGGAGCAGACATGGATTCCTCATGTTCGATACCTTTGGAATCGTTTGGAATAATACGTGCGTTGATTGTGTCGCCACGCTTAAGACCCATGATGGTTGTGATACCTTTGGATTCACCATAGTTTTTCCATTCACCAGCCACGCCGTTGTGTACGGTTTGAATGTAAACCGATGCAGAACGGAACTCGATGTCGTCTGGTTCATCAAAAGATAATACTATATCGTATGTTGGCAAGCCATCGACTTTACCACGATAGATTTGATTGAATTGAATGTTCTCAACAGGCTTAACAGTCGCTGGTGTTAATTTGATTGGTTTATCGTTACCAACTGTACCAAACACTTTTAGAGATGCACCGAACGTATCATCATAGATTGATGGATTGTATTGACGTGCGGTAATTTCAAATGTACCGTCTTCTTCTTTTATTTCGGTGATACGTGCTTGTTGGTTGGTAAATAACTCTTGTTTAACACCGTCTTCGTCAATGTATGTTTTGGAGATTGTTACAATATCGCCAGCTTCCAAGTGAGAAGCCATAAGACCTGTTTTGAATGTAACAGTAATTGGACACAAGCGAATAATATCTCGTGCGATTTTACCAAGTCGCAAACATTGAGTTTGTCTGCGAACACCCTTGAAGTCGATGTCTTGTTCCACAGGTCTACCAATGCCGATTGGCGGAGGTAGTTGGTTTGTGGTATCTTCAACGATTAATTTAACTGCCGTATAATCCAACGCTGGTTCTACATATGTTAAATTAAACTTGTTTGGACTTTGGTCAATAGATGCGGATTTATAACTAAGGGTTTCTTCCACGATGTTATCATCGTTGAACGCATACACAGGTTGTTCTAATCGTTCGCATCTTAGCTTGATTGAATTGTTAGAGAACACAATAAACCCAAGGAATGAGTTCAAGATTGATTGAATGTTTTCTTGATGTGTTTTGGTTTCATTTAAACATATATCAAGTTGATACCTTGGCTCTGTTTTTGTGACACCATATGGGTCATTGTATGTAATTTCTTCGTCACAATAGTTTGCCACATCGGTAAACGATTCCATGTCAAGAATGTCTGGTGTAACATACCGACCAGCACCGTATGTTTTATTTGTCAAGTAATCATATAGGCATACAACAGGGTTCTTAGAGTATTTATACTGTTTGTCACGCCAATCGTATACAATCATACCTTGCACAATAGCAGTCACAGTTGGATTACCAGCACCCATCTTTTCCGAATAGCGTAAATCCGCATGAACGTATGCCATGTTTGGATAACCGCCTGTTGTTAAGTATTGGTCTGGAGCATCTTGGTCTTTACCACCCAAGTGCGTATATACCGTAGAATTGCTACCGTCTTGACTACCGTTCGTCATACAGTACACATCTCGTTTGTAACATGGAGATTCACCAAAGGTATCTAAACAAGATGGAGAGTTTTGACATATCACAGGATTGACCAACTCCCAACCATCAGTTTGTAAGTCGGATAAGTATGTGTCACCCAAGATAATTTGATAGATTTTACCAAACGTATTACAAGCCAATGAATACTGTAGGTCAATGGTTGTATTATCATCTGTTAAGAAGATATATACAGTTTTACCATTGGCAGACAACTTTAGTTTCTTGAATTTATTGAATGAACCATAATCTACATTATCTTGATAGATTGATTGTTGAGATGCGTTTGTTGCATGACCAAGGAAACCACGCTTTTCAGCTTTGCCAGTTTCGATTGATACTTTTGCATCTGGATATTTATTGTTGCGAATACCAAACACAGGTATTTTTGTTTGTTTGGTTTCGTTTAAGCGTTGTACGCTTGTTAGATAACCATTAGCAGTAACACCGAAGATGTCGTGGATTTTACCCTCGCAAAGAACAACGTCTTTGTCCAAGCGTTTACCACCAACGTCCATCTTATGAAATGTCTGTAAACCACCAACCTTTGTCTGTCCATAGACAATTGGGATTGTACCCTCGGATGTTACTTGGTTATTTTTAGAGTCAAATGTTGATTCTGGTGTTGATTGCTTTGGTGATTTATCAAATAATCCACCAATGGACATACCAAGGGATAAACCGTACATTACACGGCTAAACACGGATACACCTTTTAAGAACGCCCAAGCACCACCGCCAAAACCAAAGGCAATACCAGCAGCAAGACCAATGAATTTTGCTACACGACCTTTACCGCCCTTGCCACCGCCTTTACCCATATATTAATACCTCGTTTCACTAGAAAAATTAAGTACGCACTGTAAATTCAAACGGTACAGATAAGAACCCAGCATATCGTTTTTGATTGCCATGTCGTTTACAATCCGTTGGTGTCTTGTCGCACCCAGATTGGATTGTCGCTTGTTGACCAATCAGAATATCTGGTGATTGTAACAATGGATATTCCAAGTAAATACCAGCACCAGCATCTTTAAAGTCAACAATCTTACGTGCTTCACCGCTAATAATTAAGACACCATTTGTGAATGTCTTTTGGTCTGCTGGGTTGCGGATACCAACACGAAAACCATGTTCATCTTGTGTGATTGAATCAACGGTTGTTTGCAATGTTTCGATTTGTGCTTGACATGATTCATCACCGAATACAGATGTACAAGAATATTGTGTTCTACGACCACCACGAACGTTTGGAACATCTGTTGTTACCGTTACTTTAAAGATGCCATCCGTTGTTAATTCTGGTGCATCAACACGCCCCATAAACACAGGTTTAATCATGTTTGCGTTCGTCAATGAATCTGGGTATAAAATTCGGTAGATATACACTCGACTGCCTGTGAATGGAATACCCTTGAATAATAATTGAGTAAATTTATCAGTTGCATTAGAAATCTGCAACTCACAAGAGTCAATCGAATTATCTACCGTTTTATCAATCTCACCACGTCTGATTGGCAATGCCAAGTATGTATGACCGTTGAATTGAATATTGACATCACAAGAGCATAGATATAGTGTTAAATTCGGTATGTGTACTTCGTATAACTCTATGTCAAATACCGAGCCACTTTCCAATGCTTCTCGAAACGCCACAGGTAAATTAATCATGTATACTTCCTATAGTTATAATAATTTCTCGATTTGTACGTTCGCAGTAAACCCAACGGCATTACCATGAGTACCATTCTCAATTGTAAAATCTCGTAGTACTTTCATGTTAAATTCGTTGGTTGCGAATCTACATAATTGTTCCTTGCCATATTCATCTATGAATAGAAATGGTCTTGTGTTACCACCAACAGATTCACAAAAGTCTTCAAATATCTTTTGTTGGTCTGTTGTGCCACGAAGACTGATTGACCAAGTTCTCTTTGGTGTTACCGCAAGTTGTCGCACTTGTTTCTTACCAGATTCAAATGTAACTTCTTGTGTGGCAAACTTTAGACCTTTTTCAACCTCGAATATATACGGCAATGGAAACTTTGGATATGTCGCCATTGTTAATTCCTTTCGCTGCGTTCTTGATGGAAACCACAGTAAAACAATGGTTGCCAATAACTGCGTTTAAATACGGCAGATAGTGATACGTTTTCAATACATGGAACTTGCATCGCAAGTATTTGTCCATTTTGTAGATATACGCCAGTATGTAAGTCGCCATCTACATTAAATACAATCACATCGCCATGTTGTAATTTGTCAATATCACGAACTTTGTCAAAGTGTTTTAATAAATACCGTAACACCCTTAGTTGATGATTCTTGTGAAAATCTTCGCATGACATTGGGTCTTTCTTTCCATCGTCAAAACAATGTTTATATCCGTGGTCTTTATACCACATACGACAAACATCAACACAATGATATTGATTCTTTTTATGATTAAAGCCGTATTTCAGACCCAAGTATTTCGTAATGTCTTCCATATGACCTCCCATAGTAATAATGCGAGGGGTTTATCACCCCTCACATATAGTGTCAAAAATTACACAAAAGTTGTGTTATTTCATTTTCCCTAGTGCCACCAACTTGTTGTATTTCGCTAAGAAGTCTTGGTCAGAAATCGTTTGTTTAACAAATACAGGTTGTGCAATAGATTCATGTGTAGAACCATTGTTCGCCATATAGTTCATCCCCTTAGTCATAGCCGATGTGTTTGCGACCATCTGATTCATCATTCGGTCTTGTCGTTTGGTTTGTTCCGATAATGCCCCTGTAGATGTATTTGGATTTTTCCAATTAGGTTCGATACCTTTTGTTTCACCAACCCCAAGGTCACGTGCAGCTTGATTCAACAGTTGAATACCACGTTTTTTGTCGTTGGTTGGAATAATCCATTCTTTCTTATCACCCTCACCAACACGAACTAATTGGTCTTTATTGACTGCACCACCGCTTGCGAACTTCAATAAACCGAACTGTCGTGCAAACCCAGCAACAGTACCCAATGCACCCAACCACTTGTTGTTACCTAAGCCACCAAGTTTCATGCCAGCATTGATATACTTAGATACATCGGTTTTATTATCTTTGGAATCTTTGTTACCCTCTGGTAAGTCAAAGCCGTTTTTGTCACCATTGACATTGCCATAGATTACGGCATCGGTAAATGTCGCTTGATTCCATGCAGTACCGTTTTGGGTATTAGCCAAGAATGTTTCAAAGTTTTTATCAAGATTTTGTGTCGCTTGTGTAGCAAGCATTTGTTGGTTTAATGTTTCATCAACACCACCGATGTTACCATCTTTCCCAGTTAATTTCTTTAATGGGTTGATGCCATCTTGATATTTTTTGTCTTTACGTCTTAATAGATTCTGTAAAAGACCACCGTTGCCATCTTGGATTTTAAATATCATTTTTAATGTGTCTTCCGCAAGTTGTCGCCACAGGTCTTTCCAAACGTCCTTGAATTTCTTGCCCTCGAATATCATCGAATGGAATACATCATGAGTTTGTTGACGGATGTTTTTATTTAAGTCATTACCAGTCTTGTTGATTTGTACTTGTAGCTTCTTAAGTTCAATCCCAGCTTTACGGATGTCTGCTTCGGTATATTCTGAATCACCACGCTTAAAGGCTGCAACCATGTCATTGTATTGTTTTACCTTGATGATATACAATTCAACTAAGCGTTGTGCATTACGAATGTCCTTTGTCCAAAAGTTTTCAGATGTACCAGCAATTTCCATGTCTAAGTCTTCGTTTTCATGACGGTCTTTTGCCATTTGTTCGGCTTCGTCATAATCTTTATCACGGTACTTATCTTGCATACGATGGGTCATAACTTCATCGTATTTCTTCATGGTTTCTTGCAGTTTCTTAACATCTGCTTTTGGATTAAGTTTGATTAAATCATCAATCTCTTTTTGAATACCCTGTAACTTTTCTTTTAAGGCTTGTGACTCTTTTGCTAGGTCAGCTTGCTCTTTTGGCTTCATGGCGTTTTCCATTTCGGCTTCCGCTTTAGCAAGTTTTTTCGCAAGTTCGTCAAGTTTGTTTTGTTTCTCAACTAGCTTAGATGCTCTTTCTGCATCAGTTTTTGTTTCATCGCCGTATTGTGAATTAGCCAATTGACGTGCATATGCTTGTCTATTAGCAGTTTCAGCACCACCAGAGCGTTCAACAAACATATCAAAATAATGGGCGTATTCCTCTGGTGTTCCATTGGTTGCGTGTTGTAGCACCTTTAGCCAATTATCGTGTTCTGTTGTTCGTAACTCGTGAACCAAGAACGCCATTTGTGTCGCACGATTGTTTGGGTCAGAGCCATTCGCATTAGCAAAAGCCACAAGTTGTTCCCATCGACCACCGGGGTCTTTATCCCATTGTGCGAGTCCGTGATGAGAACCATTGTCGGCATATGGGAGCATACTGGATTCTTGCATTAGATTACCAACGATACCATAGGCTTGGTTTGCGGTAAACCCTTGTTTTATCAAGAAGTCAATAGCTTCACCCTCTGGTGTTCCACTATATGGGTTTTTAGCTTTGGTTGTTTTACCAGTTGTACCCTTTTTACCTTTGCTTGAACCGCCACCGCTATCATCACCGAGTTCATCTCGTGCGTAATCTCCAGTTGTGCCACCGCCAGTGTTACTATCGGTAATAGCTGGTAGTGTGCTTCCTCCACCACCGCCAAGACCCTCTAAGGCTTCTTTAGATGCCACAATAACGACTTTTGAGTTTGTTTCCTCGACTTGTTTGTTATAGTAATCAGCATTTTCTTTAATACGATACATCTCTGCTCGTGCATCGGCTGCTTGCGTTTGTGCAAGGTCAAGTCGTTGTTTTAAAATAAAGGCAGATACAGTTTCGCCATGTGCTACTGCATAATCGTATTGGGATTGTAAATCTGACCTGTCAAGTTCTGCTTTTGCATATGTGCTTTCGGCAACTTGTGCCCCTTGTTCACTCATGGTTCTCATGAGTCTATTCCATGCATCTTGAACCGCAGATATTAAATCTAAGAAATGATAAATGATTTCAAACCGTCTTTTCCACGGAGTTTCTTCACTCTGGATTGACTTAATGTCCTCATTCGCCATTTCCCTTAGCTTTTTAGATGCTTCAACAACGGCCGCTCTTGTCATTGCAATTTGATGGCGAACTTCTTTTTTCTTTTCTTCAACCGCTTGTGATGCTCTACGGTTTTGCTCTTCAATAGTATCGCCAGATAATACCCATGCGGTTTGTTCTTCGCCAAGGATTTCGATTAAGCCGTCTTTTGCGGTTTTAATTTCGGCTTCGATTTGTGTATATTCTTCGGTTTGTTTACCAACCTCAGATAGCTTTTCTTTTAGACCACTAAGGGCGGTAATGTATTGAGATACGACATTTTGTGATTCAGATAATCTACCGTAGTATTCTTCTTGTCTTTGCAATAGTTCGTTTTGTGTTTGAACATCTTTTTTAATTGCATCAGATGCGGAATCCATATTCATTACAAAATCAACCAATAAAGTACCAAGCGTAAGAATGATACCAATCCAACCACCCATAAAAGCGGTTGCAGATTGTACGGCACGACCCATGCCCTTAATTGCACCACCAGCACCAGCAAACGCAGCTTTCATACCAGCAGTTTTAGAGCCTGTGGCAGATACCGCAAGATTATATCTTGCAACGGCTGCGGTCAACTTATTCCATCCAAGAGAAACAGAGGTTTGAACAGTTGTTGATGTTATCCCAAATTTTGATGTGGCATAAGAAATAGCCATTAAACCAGCAAGAACAACAAATGTACTCGATGGAATTTTATTCAATAGTTGCAAGAACCCCATAGCAAGGTCTAACCCAGCTTTAATCGTCTTAGACACATTCCCATTGGTTGTTACCATCTTTTCCCATTGTGCGGCAATTTGTTTTATCTTGGTTTGGATTGTATCAAGTTGCATACCGACTTGTGCATTGGTAAATCCCATTGCGGAAGAAGACAATCGTAATGCTTCTAAATATTCCTTTAAGTCCAACATGGCATCGGCTTTATTCCATTGCCATTTACCACCAGAGATTGCCTTTAACAAGTCTTCCATGGATTCCTTGGAACCTTGTGCCTTAATCATCAAATCAAGCAACACATCGTCTACTTTACGGAACGATTTCTCTCCATTTTCACCGACTTTGTAAACTTCAATACCAAAGTCTTGTAATGCTTTAATGGCTTTCTTAGAGTGAATAGAACCGAAGATAGACTTTAGGGCATTACCGATTTCACCGCCCTCTGCTTGCGTTTTACGTGCCATAACGGCAACAAGTGCTTGTGCGGAGTGGAATGATACACCGACTTCGGCTGCGGATTGTGCCATACGTTTGTTAGCTTCAGATAATGTTTGTGCAGAAACCGTATAGTTATGTGCAAGGGATGTCCAAGAGTCGATAATACGGCTTGATACACTCATGGCATCATTAGAGTTCTTGATTTGGAAACCCCATTGCATAATAGAGGATTCCAACGCCTTGTTTGCGGACACAATATCGAACGCATCGGCAACCGCAAGTTTGGTTGCTGCATCTGTCAACGCAAGAACTGTATTGTTATCTTTATACGCACGACCCCAAAGTTTGGCAGACTCAATCATTTCATGGCTTGTTGTACCATACTTGATAGCAAGGTTTTGCAACTCTACTTGCATACCACCTAGTTCTTGTTTAAAGTGTTCTGCTTCGTCACCACTAAGTTGTAAACTGTTGACCATATGGGATGGGTCAACTTGCATTAAACTATGGGCGAACGCATTTGTTTCACCTGTGCCATGCTTCATTACTTGGGCGAACCCAGCCATGTCTTGTTCTACTTTTGGTAAAGCAGATAGAGAATCCATGACTTTATCACCGACCCATAATGCAGCCCAACGTGTGGCAAAATACCCAAGTCGTGAACCGACCTTATCGAGTTCAAAACCCCATTGTTTTAACAATGGAATATGTTCTTCGGTGATTTTATTGATTCTCCGTTGTTGACCATACAAGGTGTTTAACTTGCCTTGGATTGCAGTCATTTGTTGAAGATATTGCTCTTTACCTACGTTGTTCGCTTTCCATGCTTGATAGAGTACATCGGCTTGGTTCTTAAGTTGGTTGATTTGAGTACCAACCGTCATAGCCTTGTTGCCGTCACGCATTGTATTATGGTTTGCAGTTTCAAGACTTTTGATTGCTTTTGCAGAATCTTGTAAACCCTTGGCAAGTGCTTCGCCATCTTTTTTAAGCGACTGCATCTTAGCAGACATACCATCAAAAGAATTAGATGCCAAGTTGCCACTTTTTGCCGTTCTTTCCAAAGCATTAGCCAATGTAGCAGTTTTTGTTGTGATGCTATCAAGTTGTCGTGGAAGACCAGTGAATTTAATCTGAATGTCAGAGTTTCTTTTTAGTCGTTCTACGGCTTGTTGCAACTGTAGAATACTAGAGGTTACTCGATTGGTATTCTCGGTTGCTTGACTGTAGTCTATTTTAATGTCATATCCGAATTTTTTGTTTCCCATTAATTATTCTCCTATGATGCGTACCCAGAACTCAAAAGACCACGTACTGCATCTGCCCCTGTTACGGAATCAGAGTCAACAAAAGTATTACTATCGTCTGTATCTGTTTTATTATTTTCGTTTAATGCAACAGATAACCCCTCTAGTTCTGGTAAAGTATATCTCATTAGTGATTCTCTGGTTTCACTCGTGTGTTGTACCAAAGATGCAATGACTAGGTCAAGTCCCCCAGATTTATCTTCGGTAGTTCCTGTGCCATTAGACCCATCATCTTTTTTTTTAATCCGCTAATAGATAAGTATTCATCCAACAGTTGCACACCATTGTCTAAGTCGATTGCGTTAATCAATTCTTTCCGAGGAATACGTAACGCCATCTCAAACAGTTCACACATGGAGTTAAATGCCACATAGTCATATTTCACCTTGCCATTGGCATCTAACACTTCTTTGCCATCTTCGTCTAAAATTGGTGATGGTAAGTTCAAATATAAATACTGGTCATTTATTTTAGACAATAGACGTTCAACCTTGTTGTAATCTTTTAACAACATTGGGTAAATTTTATATTCCTTGCCGTTTAACATAATGTATTTTTCTTGTGGAATTAAAGTATTTGACATCTATATATCTCCATAGTACTCCATATAATAAAAAATAGGGGCATCCGAAGATGCCCCCCTGAGATTAGCC